ACCACGTAGTATTCCGTAGAGATCGCCAGATTGCTTGTCAGCTTCATGAACAGCCCGGTGCTGCTCGTCACCGTAACCTGGCCCGGACCGGTGCCAACTTCCGTGGCGACGTTCCAGTCCTCGATGATCGAGTTGTCGGATGTTTTCTTCAGATAGACGTGCCCGGTGCCCAGCGCGATCGGCTCACTGAACGTCAGGATCAGCTCGGTGGCAGGCGAAATGCCGGTCGCATTGTCGAGCGGGTTAAACGACACGACGGTCGGCACCGTGATGTCGACGATTACGTTGATATTGACCTCGATGCCCCATGCCCCGACCGCCGCACCACGCTCCATGCGCGGGCGCAGGATGTAGGCGCCGGTCGGCAACGCGGCCGATGTTCCCGATACTGACCCGGCATCCGGGTCAATGATCGTGATGTCGCAATACGCAGTCCAGGTGGTGCCATCCGTACTCTTCTGAATGACGGCATGATCGCCGGCAATCGTATCGGACGGCAGTGCGAGATACAGCACCGGCGGATTGACTTCCGGCACGCTCTCCCACGACAGCACGGGAACGCCGAGCGTTACGCCGCCACTGGCGACTGTCGTCACCGTATAGGTGTCGCTGACACCGCCAATCGTCAGCGCAACGTTGACCGCCGTCGAATTGAGTGCCGACGATGTCGCGCGAACCTTGAACGTGTCACCGAGTATTGCAGTCCCCGCCGCAGACGTATACGTGCCACCGTTCTTGGAATACTCGCCGCCGGTAATGCTGACGGCCACCGTGCCGTCAATGCTTGATACCGTGATGGTGTTGCTTTCGTACTGCGTCGACAGTGTCGCGTTCGTCACGTCCGTAAACGAGAACGCCGCAGGCGTGGCGTCCTCGACCACATTGATGACCGCAATCGCAACCGTGCGGGTGAACGGCCCGCCAGTGCCTGCCGCACTGATCGTGATCGTGTGGCTGGTCGCGGTTTCGTAATCCAGCGCCGCGGCCGTGTTCAGGTTGACGCCATTCGTGCCGGCCGTCGTGAATTTCCCGCCCGCACTGTCGGTCAGCGTGAACGTATACGTTCCGGTGCCGCCCTCTACCGACAGCGTGCCGACGTTGGTGCCGATCGTCGCACTCTCCAGCACCGATGCGTTGCTGATTGCGATCGCCGTCCCGCCCATCGCCGATCTGGCGATCAACCCTGCGCGAAAACTCATACCGGCTCCGTCCAGGCGTGCACGGTGATCACCGCATGGGCAGTCAGCCCGTCCGGGTCGCGCATGTATTGCGTTTGTTCGATCGCGAGCTCGATCAACCGCTGGCCGTCGAGCTCAAGGGTCTTGCGGTCCAGCGCCTTGGCGATCGCGGCACCGAGTTGCTTCACCTGCACGGTGTCGGGACCGGACGCCCAGCCATCCAGCGTCACGATGGCCTCGCCGCCGTCCAGGCAATCGCCGTGTTCCGGCAGCAGTTGGAACGCGCCGAACGAAACGTAAGGCTTCACCGCGCCGCCTGGCACCGCATCGTAGATGCGCCCGCCGGCAATTGCATTCACACCGGCGTCGGCCTTCAGGATCGAGACAAATCCCTTTTGAATGGCTAGCGAGGGATCGGCGTAGCTCATACCGCTACCCCGGTTTCGGCGATCATCTCGATCCACAGTCCATGATTGCTGTTGCCGATGAACGGATCGATCGCGGTGCGAATGTTAAACTCGGTGCCGCTTTCAACCTCGGTCGCTTTCCAGTCGGTGGTGATCAGCTTGGTGTCCGGCGAGCGCCGCACGGTCAGGATCACCGGTTGCCGGCCAGCCAGCCGCGCCGCGTCAATCGCTTCGCCGCCGACCTTGGCGGTGATGTTGCCGCTGACGGTGAACCGGTCGGCCCAACCCGTGGACGGGTTGCCATATTCATCGTTCACGGTGTCGCGCTCGGCGAACTTGAGACGGTAGCGCAGGGCGCCCGCGCCATTTTCCGGTGCCGGCATCTAGTCAGCCCCGCCGAGTGATGCGCCAGGCATGCGAAGCGTCCCGTGTCAGGTAACGATCGCCGGCCACATCCGGGGCAAGGATGCGGCCGGCTCCCGCGCGATCGATCTGCCTTGCGGCATTCTCAAGCACCCGGGAATAGGTGATGCCGGCATGAAAGCGAACGGTCTTGCGCGGATGCGGGTGATAGTCGAAATCGCGCAACATCTGCACGGTCTTCATTTGTCTGCGTCCGCGTCCGGTTCGGGATCGGTCGGATCGAACGAAATATATTCAACGTCGTCCTCGCCGGGATAATCCGGATCGGGAAAGGTCGACACGTCGATCGGCCCTTCAAATCCGATCTGATCGAGTAGTTTCAGGATCGCGCCGGTGGCATCGAGATCGCCGTCGGTATCGTCCAGCCGCACCGTGAAATGCGCTTCGATGATTTTCATGCGCGCGGCACCCAATAGGTGCTGATGACATCCGTCATCCAGCCCGGCGTCTGCGCATCGGTGCCCGGCACCAGGATCTCCCGGTTTTCGTACAGGTGCGCGGTGTAACGCAGCACTGCGTCGGTAATGCCGGGATCGATCAGATCGAACGTCGCATAGCCGCTCGGCAGCGTCACCGCCATGCCGGCCAGATACGAACCCTCGATGCCGTACAGCATCACCCCATGCGTCGACATGGTGATCAGCGAATAGTCAGCCGTGATGTCCGCGTCGTCCGCGTCCGCCACGGTCATGCCGCTCACCGGCGTCACCGGCACAGTGGCGATCCCGCCGCAGAACTTTTCTTCTGCCGGCGTCCATACCCAGGTGACCGGGTTGACCGAGACATTGGTCGCCCGCTGAAACCAGTTGATCGCCCGCGCGATCGTCATGGTGATGTAGGCGTCGTCATAGGTGCCCTCGACGCGCAGATGGCTTTTCGCGATCGGCAGCAATCCCGCCGGCAGCACCGCCAGGTCGGCCACCGTGAAAGTAATGTTGCTCATGCCGACGCCTCGCGGAAAAAGCGTTCGATCATCGGCAGCAGGTCGCAGGACAGCACCGAGCCGTCCGACCGCATCAACATCAGCGAATAGTCCGAGACGGTCATCTCCTCGACGCCGATGCCGTCCTCGCCGCGGTCGCCTTTCTCGCCCCGCGCCCCGCGCTCGCCGGTGGCGCCCTTGTCGCCAGGCCGTCCGCGCACGCCCTTGGCACCGAGCATCCAGCCCGGCCCCGGCAGTTCCCCCGGATTGTCGACCACCGCCCGCCATTCCGAGCCGTTGTGGCAAACCACGTCCATCGCCCGGTAGGCCTCGGTCGCGCTGTAGAGCCCGCACGCGCGCCCGGAATAGGCAGGCTCGCCGACGGCCCCTTGTTCGCCGCGCTCGCCCTGCGGCCCCGCTGGCCCGTCCATGCCCCGTTCGCCGGGTCGCCCGTCGCGGCCGTCGCGGCCACCTTCGCCGCGTTCGCCTGGCAGGCCCCGTTCGCCGGTTGGTCCCGGTACCCGGATCAGGTTCCCGTATTCGTCAATTCTGGCGGCAAGCGCCAGCCGGGCGGCACGTTCCTCGGCGAGCAACTCGCCAACCGCCGACAGGATTGCCTTGCTGCTAAGTGGCTGCATGGTTGTCCATCGTTCGCTGGATCAGGAACCGCGCCAGCGCCTTTTCATCGTCGTCGTTCAATGGATCGTCGTCGTTTGCGGCTGTCGGCTTGTCAGCCGGCGGTTCTGCGGCCGGCACCGGTTTTGTCAGCGCCTTGTCCCAGGCCGACAGCGGCACGACCTGCTGCTGCACCCTCGGCTCGGCGCCATCCTTTGCGGCCGGCAGGCTTTCCAGCGCGCGCGCCTCGTTGGGCGAGAAAATGCCGCCCTGCACCGCGCGGGCCAAACCGTCGATGCGATCCTTGAACGCGCTCCGCAGCAACACCGAACTGTCGAGCTCGGAATATTCGCCATCGGTCTTGGACAGCCCAAACAGCCGGTCGATCGCCAGTTCGACCTGGTTCAGCGCAAAGCCCAGCCCCCCGCCGATCCAGAAATTCATCAGCGCTTCGGTCGATCCCATCGGCTGCGCTTCCGAGCCGATGATCGCCAGCGGCACCCGGAACACTTCCGCAATCTGCTGGTCGCTCATCTTCTGCGCTTCGGCAAATTGTGCGTCGGCCTGGCTGACACTGATCGGCTGAAACTTCAGGCCGCTGGTCAGGATCGGCGTGCCGCCGGCGGACAGGCCCTTTGACTGTTCGTCCCAGCGTTCCCGCAACTGCTTCACCTGTTCCGGCGTCAGCGTCAGGTCGGTTTGCAGCACACCGGACGGCAACGACTGATTGGCATAGAACGCCATCGACTGCGCCATCATGGCGTTGCCGGCGCCGATCGCCAGCGCCGCCGCCGTCAGCGGCGTGTCGCCTATCAGGACATGGCGCGGTGTATGCAGCCGGATGTGCAGCACGTCGCGCGCCGGGACATAGCTCAACTCATCGAGCTCCAGCGCCTCGATCCGGCCGTCGACCACGTCGTTGCCGGCGAGCGCGTAATAGATCTGGCCGCCGACCACCTGCGGATAGCTGCGCCTGGGATGCATCAGGTGCAGCGAGGATATTTCAAAGCGGTCGTTGCGCAGCGCCAGCGCATAGGCGTTGCCGTCCAGGTACAGCGAGCGCACCGCGTTCAGCAGGAAATCCGAGATGGTCTGGTAGTCGTTCGGCGAGCGCAGGATGCGCGACAGCGCCGATGTGGTCACCCGCTCGCGTCCGCCGTTGCCGAGCTCGCGCCAGTGATTGCCGGGACACATCGCCACCGTCTGCGCGTAAGCCGACACGCAGGCCTCCACCATTGCCGACGTGCCGCTGCCAGACGGGTCGTAACCCATCTGCCAGAAGTTCATGTACTTGCCGACGTTGTGCGGCAGCCATCCGTCCAGGGTCAGCCACGGCCCGTTACGGTAGGAGCCCTCCGCCGCCTTGGGGCGGAAGGCGTCCGTTATCCGCGTCAGCAGGTTCAACGTCTCAGATCCGGCGCGTTTCGTAGGGGGCGCCAGGCTTGGGATTGACCGCCCTGCCCGGCTTCTGCGGCGGTTGCCCGGCCGGTTGCTGACCGGCTTGCGGCTTGCGCTCGCGCTGCGCCTTGCGGTCGGCATTGCGCTTTTCACGTTCGTGTTTCTGCGCCTCGGTTTCGCCCTCGGGCGCTGCTTCGTCCTCGTGCTCGTGCTCGTGATCGTCCGGCGGCGGGTTCTGCGCCGCGGCCCAGGCATTGGCCGCTTCCACCGCATACGCGCGATCCTCGTCAGTCAGTTCGTGGTCGTGCTCGAGCGGCGCGTTGGCATCGAACGGTGGTTGCATGTCGCTCATGTTGATTGCCCAGTGGCTATCTTTGGCGTCCTCGGCCTCGGCGTCAGGCATCGTCAGCACGCTGCCCTTGTACGGCCCGACGGTGACCCACATCGCGCGCCCGCCGACGAGCGGCCCGTCGGTCGGCTCGGTCACAAGCTGGTTGGCCGGAATAGGCCGGTTCGCCTGCCCAGCTATGTCGGAGGCAACGCGCGCATTGGCTTCGGCGGAAGGATCGCCTTCGCCAGCGGCGCGTGGACGTGGCTGATACTCCTGCCCCGGCACATGCGCTGCGGGCGGGATGTGTGCACCCTTGGGCGGTGCCGGTAGATCGGGTTGGCGTTTGTCGTCTGCCATGATCATGGTCCTTGGGTTGAAAGATAAGGGGACGCGAGATTAAACGCGCGCCCCCATAGTCCAGTTCACCTTATGGCGTTCACCTACCAGGTGACGCCAGTCATCCACGAGACCATGTTGGCCCGCCGCATGGTCCAGTTCATGTCCACCATCATGCGAACACCAATCGAGGCGGTCTGCCAAAGACTTCGCACCGGCGCCGCAATCGAGCCAATCACCGGAGGCTGAGCCGTACCGCCGACGATCGGCAGCGGTGTGGTGTCCTCCTCATGGATCGTTGCCACATCCGACACGTCGAATTCCGGCGCATCTCCGGTGACGCTGGCAAACTCGGCCGCATCGATCATGATCATCATGCCGGCCGGCACGGTGGTCGAGGTGATCACGGTCAGGTTACGCAGCGTGCCGTCGTTGACGTCGGCGAATACGAATTCACCGTTTGGCGTGACCACCCACGACAGCGACAGCGACTGCGCGGTGTTCATCAGCAGCACCAGGTCGCGTCCGCCGCGGGCGGCAACGATCGGGGCAATGAGCGCCTTGATGTCGGCGATCATCTTGTCAAACGCGGTGGTCGCGGTCGACGGCGTCAGGCCGGACACACCGGCACGCAAGCCTGCGGGTCGGATCAGGTCGGCAACGGTGGCGTCGATCAGCACGCTGTCGATCGCCACTGCGGTGTCGTCGTTGATGGCCTGGCGGATGACGCCCTCGATAGCCGGCGTCGAATGCAGCGCCATCTCGCGGGTGAACTCGGAGATGACCGCCATTTTCTTCGGCGTCAGCGTGATTGCCGTCAGCCCCAACTTGCGCACAGGGATCGGCTGGCCTTCACCGACAAACGAGCCGTTGATGGTTGGCGTTGCCGAACGCCCCGGCACCTTGATCACGCCGTTGCGGCCGAACGTGAACTTTATCCCCTTGGCCGACAGCCGCGGATAGATCGTGGTGATCGGCAACTGGCCCAGGAAATCGGCAATTGCCGTTCCGACCAGCTCGGCCGCCCAGGTTGCCTGCGTGGTGATTGCGGGGCCGACCGCCGTTCGCAGGACGGCACCGGTGCCTTCGTCGCCGGGATAGCGTTCGCGCAAGACATCCTCGATGGT